GTCAGATGTTGTCGTGTTTAGGACAGCAAAGCGTAGAAGGCAAACGTGTTCCTTATGGATTTGAACATCGTACTCTGCCCCACTTTTCCAAATACGACGATTCGCCAGGCGCGCGTGGATTTATTGAGAATTCGTTCATCAGCGGTCTCACTCCATACGAAATGTTCTTCCACGCAATGGCGGGTCGTATCGGTTTGATTGATACGGCTGTGAAAACATCCGACACAGGATATATTCAACGACGTATAGTCAAGTCTCTGGAAGATATCTACGTCACATATGACCAAACGGTGAGAAATCATATGGGGAAAATCGTCCAGTTTTCATACGGGGAAGATTCGTTTGATTCTATTAAAGTGGAGAATCAAATGATCCCATTGGTTGAAATGAGTATTGAAGATATTTATATGCATTTTGATGTGATTGGATTACAGGACACAGATAGTAGTAAAATAGAGGTGATGAAAGTCTTTACTAAGGCGACTACCACGAGAATCACGAAACAACGCGTCGCAACGCGCGAACGAATTCGCGACCTTATTGATCGTATGATTGAGAATCGGCAGAAATTGGTGGAGAAAGTCTTTGCGTTTCGTAATGAAAATGTCGTCCGTATGCCGGTCGCGTTTGCACAACTCGTGAAGAGCGTGGAAGGGCAGTTGGAATTGGACGAGACGTTTACAGTGGACATAACACCATTGGAGGTCATGGATATTCTGGACGCGAATTACAAACGAATCGTGAATTATAGCAAAAACATTCCGGAGAATCCCTTGTTTAAAATCTTGTATGAATTCAATCTATCGCCGAAAGAACTCTTGGTGAAACGGCGATTCCATAAAAAAGCCATTCATATGTTGATGGATGTCATTTTCTTGAAATACAAACAAGCGATTGTCCATCCCGGAGAAATGGTCGGAGTCATTGCCGCGCAATCGGTTGGTGAACCTACTACGCAGTTGACGCTGAATACATTCCATAATGTCGGTGTGGCATCTAAATCCAATGTGACACGCGGTGTGCCGCGGATTGAAGAAATTCTACGTCTGACAAAGAATCCTAAAAATCCGTCGCTTACTATTACGTTGAAATCACTGGATGCTCAAAACCAAGATCGGGCTATGAAATATGCAAACATGGTGGAACATACGTGTCTGCAAGATGTAGTGAAATCCGTCCAAATCTTCTTTGATCCGTATGATGAAAACACGGTGATTGAAGAAGACCGACCGATGTTGGAGCAATACGGAGCATATGAGAAACTTGTCAAGGATTTTACCAGAGAACAGCCCAAGGAAGAAGGGACTAAATCCAAATGGATTATTCGTATGGAGATGGACGCAGACACCATGCTTGATAAAAACATTCGTATGGACGATATCTACTTCGCCGTGAATCAAACACAAGGGAATAAAGTGGCTTGTATTTATAGCGATTACAACGATAGTAAACTCATCTTCCGGTTTCGTATGTTTTTGAAAGACACGGCGAAGAAACAGCAGGCGGATTCGGCGGTTTTATTAGACAGCGCGGATGAAATCTATCTATTGAAGAATTTCCAAGAAACGTTGTTGAAAAAGACGATCTTGCGCGGCATTGAAGGCATTTCCAAAGTACTGCCGCGAAAAGTACCGAATCAAGTGGTCAAAGAAGACGGGAAGTACGTCAGAAAAGATACGTGGGTCTTGGATACAACGGGAAGCAATATGTTGGAAGTATTGGGTCTTACATTTATTGACGCACCTCGTACGTACAGCAACGACATTTACGAAGTTTATAAAACGTTGGGTATTGAAGCTGCTCGTCAGTGCATTTTGAATGAATTCGTGGAAGTCATGGAACATAGTGATGTTTATCTGAATTATCATCACTTGAGCGTATTGTGCGACAGAATGACATATAACGGCAAAGATATGGTCGCGGTCTATAGGTCGGGATTCCTGAAAGATAACATTGGACCCATTGCGAAAGCCACCTTTGAAATGCATACGGAAATGTTCTTGAATGCGGCAAGACATGGACATTTAGACAATATGCGCGGTGTTTCGGCCAATGTGATGTGTGGTCAATTCGGGTATTTCGGGACGGGAGCGTTCAACTTGGTATTGGATTTGAAAGCAATGGAACAGAACAATGAGAACGCGGAAACGGTTTCTTTCAAAAATCATCACGATGATGTAGAGTCGTCCTTGAAAGGTGCGAAACAGGCCAAGAAAGACATGTCTTGTGACCGGGATACAGTGAAAATAAACAATTACTTGCATGTGGAGGAACCGAAGAAAGACTTATGTGTAGATAATTATGATATGGGGTTTTGAACATTTAGGAAATATTATACTTAATTAATGAAACCTTCATGCAGTATAAAAGTAAAAAAGCGTTCATTTAAAAAATATTTGAAATAGATGTAATAAATATGAATATAAAGTTTGAAGATCAATTGTGTCATCCAGTCAATTTCCAACCGGATACATCTGTTTCTTATTTTTCCAGATTCTCTAAATCTTTAAAGAACATTGAATCAAATTTTTTTCATTTCATGAAAGTAAAATTCTCATACATGTTAAGCTTTGTTGATCCGGACAAATTTTATCACGGATCCTTCTTTTTTTGAGGGGGACTATTGTAGGTATTGTCCGGCGGAGTTCTATTTTCATATGACATGGGGGAACTCTGAGTATCATCTTCGCCGTCTGAAGTAGGTCTTCTCCTTTTTTTCCGTGTTTGTTTTGCTGTGTTAGATAGTTTCTTCTTTGAAGGTGAGCTTACCAGCTCTTCTGAATTTTTTGCACGCTGATAATTATTCAAAAACGAAATCAATGCGTTTTCTTTGCTTAACAAAAAACTATTCGAACCGAAATTTATGTTATTTGCTTTAAGTTCATTTTTTATAGTCTCATAATTTATTTCTGCGGTTTCATCGTAAAGATCTTTTTTAATTTTGTCAATGATAACGTTTTTCTGTAAACGCATCAGCACTTTTTTTGATTTTATAAGCAATGCTTGACTTTCACCATACATGGTGATTCCAAGACTGTTCATGGCCCGAATCATTTCCTTTTCATTCAAACCTTTTTGCGCGTCGTCGTATATAGCACTATAGTTACCACCTTCTTGCGTACTAACAGCAAGAAGAGCCGGGGAAAACCCGGATTTTGCAATACTGGTCGCAATACTCATCATTGGTTTTCGGGTCTCAAACTTCAACGTGTACGTGATACCGCATGCTATAAAAAGGTCGCCCAACCGAATCATATCCAAAAGAACATGCAATGGTTGATTATAATCTTGATCAGAGTCATAGTTTGAGAAATATGTTTTCATTTTATCGTAAAAACTCGTTTCCATAACCACGGAATACGACTTCAATATATCGGCAAGCATAATTTCCATAGACTCTATCAATGCGATATCTTGTAAAGTATAAGAGTTGTTGATGAATGTATCGGATCCGACCGAAACGTCATAATAATTCGCCAATACACAGCTCAGACTTCTTGTTTTTTTTTCGCGCAACGTAAGGTTGCGTCGGAAGATTTCTATTTTATTTTGTATAAACGGAATAATTAAAACGGCGGCGTTGATATCTTCCTTTTTAGACACGGTAAGATCAAACAATGCTTTTTGTTCATTGTATAATCTTTGTAAGGCATCCTTTTTGAATTTCTTTATAGATATGAGTTGTTCCGCACTGAGAACTTTATTGTCATTTATAAAAAGGTTGCTTTTTTTAATAGGAGTTATAGTATACAGATTTCCTAACAAAGCATATCTGTTTGAAAAAGTATCAATCGTACCTGTATGACAAAGAGGTATATTGCAATCTGGATATTGTGCCGATAATGAGTTCACAATCACTGCATCTATAAGCCTCGTTTTGTCTCCAATATGTTTAAACCGGATTTGAAATATTTGGTTGAAGTCCGATTCCGTCAATATAACATTTGGCGCTAATCTATTGAATAGATGTCTCGTGATGTCTTCGTATAGGTAACACGGATTCGGCTGGGTATGATGATTGATCTTTTTCAATAAAGTGTTTGTGAGTGAGTTGAAACAACCGCGGACAGGTCCGGCCAAATAATTCGTTACGTTGGTTAAATCAGGAATATCTGCACCGGTCACCACAATAGATTGACTTGGATAATTTTGTTTTAAATATGCCATGTTAGTGCTCGGGTCGGATAAAAGAAATGTGGGATTATTTGCGATATCTTCTTTGAACAAAAAAGAAAGAAATAGTTTCACTGGACTATTGTTGTTATTTATTGCATCATCATAATTGTCAAACGTGCAATACATATCAATGGCAACGGGATTGGGTGGTGGGATGTTTATGAAAGGAATAAGAAATTGTAATTTTTTTACGGCGTCTGGACAGGATTTTATATCCAATACAGGATCATTCACGGTACTTGAATCTATGATTCCGGAGAAAATAGATATCCCTTTTCCTTTGTTGGCGAAATTCTCGTGAAATAATCTTTTCCCGCAGTCCAAAATATAAGCACTATTATTAGATTTCATAACTTCTCTAAGAAGTGTCCCTGCGTCTCCGCTATTTGTCGGCGTATAATTGTGAAATTTATAAGTCGCAAATGTACCACTTAGATTTGCACTGGTTTTGTTATCCCAAGGCATTTCAATCATTTCGGGCAATTCATAATCGCAATTGATTTTCACTCCTGGTGCTCCAGGTAATTCAATGTTAAACTGGAATTTATTGGAAGGATTTCGGTCTAAGGCCTCGGCCAATTTATGGATATTATTCGTTTTCTGGTATAATTTATCATTCGTTTTGAACTGGTCAAGAGCCGTATTTCCGAATGAAAAGTACCAAATAAGATCACGAAGTCTTTCTGTTTCTCTTTTATTGATCTTGAAAAACGAACTCATTCGAGCAGGATCGAATTGGTCGTGACAACAATCAATGAAAGAATGAACCTGTTCTAACGCGTAAATAAAAGGAGACTCCTCGTCTATTGTAACGATGGTACTTTCTGCCGATTTGTAGGAATATATTCTTTTAATAATGGGCATTATGATATATACAATATTACACCTTTTTTCATTTCAAACGCCCAATTTGAAACGAGATTTATAAATAATTCTTCTTAACCTTTCTTGTTTTGTTCTTTGATACATATTTTTCTGGTCGTTCATAAGCACCTTTGAAAATATTACTATATTTATCCTTTGGTATATTGCTTATAACATGTTCTATATTTTCCTTTAGTTTTGCGTGTGTTAAACCATCTAATTTTTGTAATCGTGATTTCAACATGCTAAAGTAGTTTTCTATTGAATTTGTGAAATGTTGGTATGGAACAGCATACAAGATATTATTATGCTTATTCACCAAATCCTTTATCCTCTGGTTTCTATGACTACTCGCATTATCAAGAATAATTAGTTTATTTTTATACTTCTCAGTAATATGTTTTTCCAAAAATTCAATTAATCTGTCCGTATTTATTCCACTTTTTTCATATAACTCCCACCCTTCAACACCATTTACCGAAATAGCAAATATTCCAGTGTATTTTTTGAATACTTCTTGTGAATGTGTTTTTATTACGCATCTTTTACCTTTCTCACTATAACAATGATGTCTTTTTTGTAATGACTTTACACTGGTTTCATCTA